AAGCGGTTATTACACCACTATTAGCCACTACTGGACCTTGTATATCCCTAATCTTTGCTTCGCCTGTTACCTGTAATTGTGAACTCATTTATATATAAATTTTAACTTTTATTTTGCAATTATTCTAACAAACTCATCCGCCTCTAAAGCTCTGCCAAAGGTAAGAACTCCTGTCGTAGCATTAAATACCACATTATCACCTGTAGCAGTACCTGAAGTTAATATACTTCTAACCTCCATACCACCTCTTGTTACTGACAAGCAAGTACCACCAATAGCTGCTGTAAATGTTACAGTAGTTTCTCCACCTGTAGCCGTATATTGATACATAATCACATTTGAAGTTTCTATAACTACACCAGCAGGAGTAACTTGAGTACCTGTTATTGTATAAGCACCAGAGCCTTGTAGTGACACGCTATATGTTGATGCTCCCTCTACCCCTGCACTTAAACTAAGTGAGCTTAAATTGGCTGTACCAGTGAATATAGAGTATCCTAGAGTCCCACTACCATCCCCATTGTCATTATCTACTTGAAACTTGATTAATATAGGTTGTCTAGTTAACTGAAGGTTTGCTAAGAATAAATAAGAATAATCATTTAATGCAACAAAGCCATCAGCATTGATAGTCCATGAAGCAACGTCATTCTTATACTCTTTAAACCACGCAGAAGATGCTGAAGTAACTTCTTTCTGATCTACCGAAACCTCAAAAGAACAGTTTGTAGCTGCTCCAAAAGGTACGCCTACAGAAATGTTAGTTGTAACAGTTCCAAGATTGGTTGATTGGGTATATAAAGTTATTTCATTTGTTGTAGTACCTAAGTAATTAACCTCTATAATGATTCTATCAGTATTTAATAAAGCTGTAGTAGCTACAGTCATATTGGTATTATATACAATCTTAGTCAACGATGTTAGAGTAGTTTCATCTGAAGTTGCTAACAAAGTAGCTGTTGAACCTGCGTATTTGTATAGCTTGTATTGTACTTTAGCTCCTGCAAAGGCAGTTGCTATAGAATAGTAACCTGATATAGTCCATGTACCAGCAGTAATTTCAGTAATGTTTGGGTCACTAGCATCTGTTATAAATGAAGCTATTACCCCTGCTCCTGTCTTATTAAAGTTAGTAGAAGTACCAACTATTGCTGTTGTGCTTAATTCTTTACAAGCAAAACCATTAACAGTTACTCCTTGATTTATAGAACCATTGAAATAGTATTGCTTATTTGTGTCGTATTTATATAATACTATGTTCGTTCCGTTTATTACTGATGCCATATTAAAAATATCTTTTAGGTTTTGTTACAGGTATTGCTCCTACATATTCTATTGTTTCTGTTGATGCATTATCTTGATTTACAACTTCTATAAGTTGAATACTATTTACTTGGTCCATATATGGATTAGAAGTCAATCTATTTATCATAAATTTTTTACCATTATAAGATAAAGCATTAGTAGATGAGTCTTGAACTTCATAAACTTTATCTAAATAAACTATACCAACTGATGAGTCAAAAGCTCCTAAATCTCCTTCTAATGTAGCAATATTTTTATTTAATAAATTTGAATATTGCCTCATAGCTAATTGTTGTAAGTTGTCAAATGATTCGGCAGGTTTACCATACCTATACCATCCTGTCAGTGTAGTTCCATTAACATCTACATATTGACCTACATAATTTAATACTTCATAAGCAGCTAAATCAGGATATATTAAACCATATAAAAGCTCTATGCTTTTAGTTATCTGATTATTGTTTACTGATCTAGTTATATTTAGCTCTTTAATATCACCTTCTGATTGAGTTAATTTAAATTTTCTAATATATGCTGCCCTAGAATTACCACCTTGATTTACTACTAAAAAAGAACAGTTTACATATCCTTGCATTATTCTATCACCTGAAGAAGTAGTTTGTGCTCCTAATGGAAGATTTATTGTTTTTGTTTCATAGTTATTATAACTACTTGCAGAAACTTCAATATAAGAGCTTACTGTAGTCCATGTACCATCACTTTTTAAGTAAAATGAGTTATATGTTCCACTAATTAATACCAATATTTCTATATATACTCTCATTGACCCATAAAAGTCAAATGATAAAGTAGCCTCTGGACCATACATTTGTGGTAAATAAGCAAAATCAGAAGGAAATTCACCCGTAGTTACAGAAGCTGTTCCACTTGTTCCTGAAAATATATAGAATGTATTAAATTGTTCAACTGAATTTGTTTGTAATGTTACATTACCAGTGCCAGTTTCATTAAAATCCCATCCTTTTGGGAATCCAACAAAATCTAATTGTTTTAATAATCCATTATGAATATAATTATCCGCATATTCATACGGGATACTTGTAGTTATATTAGGATATCCTTTTTTAACTATTTTAGTTTGACTATTATTTATAAAATGAACATTATCTTCGTTATACGCTTGAATGTTTATTGTGTTACTTAATATACCATTACCTGAAATTGTTGGCTCATCTTCAACTACATATCTTGTGTAATATATAGTAGTAGCCATTTGGTTCATAGGTAAAATATACCAATCTCCATTTGCTTGAAATAGTCTACACCCAAAAGATTTTATAATATTATCTAGTATTGTATAATAATCTAAATCAACAAAATCTCTTCTATATTGATATGCTTGTTTAAATGGCTCATCACCACCTGCATCTGCTCTATCAAACATACCTGCTGCATAATATGAGCAACAAGCATATATAAATGTCATATTAGGATATGGCAACTTATTTAAAGCAGTCCCAATTATATCCAATAATTTAACAATGTCATTTATGCTAATATTAGAATCATAAATATTATATCTTAAAAAGGACAACCCATCAACACATACAATATTTACCTCTTGATTACCAGTAGTAAATTCTACATTAACATAATCATTAAATAAGAAGCCTTTCCATTTAATATTCTCTCCTATAACCAACTCAACATAATATTTATTGTCATTAAAGTTTAGTAAATCAGGGAAATTAGCATAATCGCTTTCATCAGATATTAAAAAAGATACATTTAACTGAGATGATATAATACCTCCAATTGGATCTTCCTCGTTAGAATTTGGCTGTATCTGTATAGATGTAGCCTCGTATGTATATACATTACTATTTAGTGGGTCTTCTTCATAAATCTTTACAATTTGAAGTGACTCGTTTCTTAATTTTTGTGATATAGTATATTTTAAAACGTACGCCATTATGCTAAGCTAATATTTTGTCCTTTAAGATTTGATGCCTTTTGTGCTCTATTAACAGATAATAATAAGTCTTGTCCTCTAAGTACAAACTGACCGCCTGATCCACCGCCTATTAAAGTTTTTAATTTATCTAATGGAGCTACTACCTCAGGATTATGACTAGCACCAGGATATTCACCCATAAGACCCATTGTAGGACCTGATACAATACCACCATTTGCCATCTTCTTAGGTGGGAATGCCATAGTACCTAATCCCATACCTTGTGTAAATAAACCACCAAATAAATCTCCTCCAGTTATACCAGCTTTAGCTAATGTTTCTGGGAATATAATTGTCATTAATAATGCAGTTATAGCTGCCGTTGCAGCAACTTTAACCAATTGCTTTAATAAGTCTGTAAACATCTTTTGTAATACTTCTCCTATATTAGCACTTTTATCTAATAACAAATCCATAGACGGACCTAAAGCGGACATGATACCATTTGCAATTTGTTGAATACTTTGCAATGATTCTTGAGTAATCGCCTTATTATTATTAGTCCAACCTTTAAATACTATACCTAATCTATTAAAATAATCTTGATATGAAATCAAATTATTATCAAGCATATATTGCAAATCAGAAGCCTCTTGCTCATAAATAGCTTTTTGACTTAACCTGTCACCTGTATTTAAGTTTTGTTTATTCTTGTAATATTCATCAAATACGTCTAATTGCTTATCGTATGCTTTTATTATTTTATTTAACTCATCTTCTTCAAATTTAGCTTGGTTTTCTACACCTTTAGCTCTAATTTGATTTATACCATCTTGAGTTTGCTTTTCAATTAATAATCTTCTATTTTTAAAATCTTCTGCGATTGAAGCTTTTTCGTCTTTAGATAATTTGTCAATTTCTGCTTGTTTTAATGCAACCCTTTCCTCTTCATCTAAAACAAGTAAATTGTAATATCTTCTAGTAAACAAATCATCTTCGTAAAGCTTAGCTTGTGATTTTAAAGCATCCAATGCTTTTGTGCTTACTTTAGGTTTTGGACCATCACCTCCTAAATCAAATAAATTAAAGTTATTTTCTTTAGCAAATTTTGCTAACTCGGTTTTTACATTTTTAAGAAATGCGTCTAAAAAAGTTACATTTTTAGTTGCAGCATTAACAGCTTGACCTTTTTTGACAGTACCTACCACATTAAATAAAGCATCAGTCAATGGTGTCATTTTTGATGTCTTACCAGTAATTGTACTTATGGTATATTCTACAGCTCCTAAGGCATTTTTACCCCAATCTTGTATCCAGCTTAAAGATTCTTCTGGAGTCTTTTGTTCAGCCATCAAAGCAGAAAAAGCTTCTTTAGCCGATAAAGCTGCTAATGAATTAGCAAAAGACATCATAGTAACAAGCTCAATATATTTTTGACCTTTTGATTTCATTGCATCAACAACTCCATTAAAAGATGTTTGTTGACCTATTGTTTTCCCTAAAGTTTCATTATATGTTTTAACTACCTTATCCTTGCTAACAAAGCCTTCTTTAGCTTGGTCAATCATAAAGTTCATCTTATCTACAGAAACACTAGCTTGTATTACTGAACTTTCAACGCTTTTAAAGCTGTCACTAACCATTTTATTTTGATTAGCAGCTTCTGATGTTTTAAATATAACTTTAGTTATCTCATCGCCAAATGCTGTCCAAATAGCAATTAAGGCTGATACAGCTAAATATATTGGACCAGTAACTCCTGCAAATCCAGCAGCTAATGCAGGAAGGTTATTTTGAATACCTCTAAATCCGTATGGTAAATCTTGAACAATTAAAGCTAAATTACTCCATTGTTTATTTGACTCTTTTACAAGACCACCTGTTTTATTAGCAGCAGAACCTACACCTTTCAATGCCTTTTCAGCACCATTGATTGCACCCTCTGCCTTTGTCATTTCATCAGCAAATATTTTAACATCTTTGCCTAATACTTTACTTAATGCATCAGACATAGCCTTAGCATTCTTATTAAACTCGGTAAGGTCTAGGTTAATATTGACTTTTATATTCTGATCAGCCATTTTGCTTTATTGGTTTTACGTTTTCGTATTTTTTAAGCACTTCACTCAACTCTTCGTTGGTCATCACTCTTTGCTTCACAAAGTTACGATTATCGCAGTCAAGTGATAAAAGCTCTTCTGGCTTTACTTTCTTACCCTTTGGTAGCTGTATATTAATTAAAAGTGTTGTTTGCCATCTCACTTTTAACCATTCTTGTTCTTCTTTATGACGGTAACCATACCATATAAAATCTAACTCAGCCATCGTCATATCCCAAAACAAATGGGGAAGCACTTGGCACTCCCCCATTGTATATCTTTCAATATCAATCCACTCTAATTTTTTTTTACCGCATCTTTATTTGCTTTCTTAGTAGTCTTTTCTTCTAATCCACTATTTAAGCTTTCAGTTAATGCAGCCATTACGTCTTGAAACTTTTTACCTCCTATTCCACCCATGTCATCTATCCAATCACATGTATCTAAATCGGTGAACTTTGGAGTTATACCTTCTTTATACAAAGGATATTCAGCCGCAGCTCTAAATAAGTTACTAATAGCATCTAGTGATGATACACCACTTAATGCTTCTCCTATTTCCGCAGGACCAATCCCTTGAAGTTGACAGAATCTTTTTAAAGACCATGTACAAAACCTCATAGGTATCTTAGTCCCATCGCTTAGGGATAGTTCGTAATGTCCTCTCATATTTTGGTGTTTTTGGTGTTATTATGCGTTAGTAGCCTGAGTTAATTGACCTTGTCCTGTGAAAGATGCAGAGTAAGTAACTGGTGACTCCATGTCAGCAGTAATATCTAAACTCTCTACAAATGCAGAACCAGACCATATTAAATCACCTACTATTGGAGTACTTCCATTAACTGTAGTAAACTTAACTGTAACTACACCTCTACCATTTAAAGCAGAGAAGATATCTCCTACTACATAGTTTGTACCTGTAGGTTCAACTGTTGTAAGACCATCTGTAGTTAAAGACCAAGAACGCAAACCTGCGATTTGATCAGCCCATCCACCACTTGATTTAGTTGTTGCATCTGGTAAGTCAGCACTTACAGATAAAGAACATGATGTAGAGTGAGCTACTACTTCAGTGCCTACTAATACTACCAAGTTTGTACCATTAAAAATTCCTGTTGTTGGCATTTTATTTTATTTTAATTT